AAAAAACCGCCATAAAGGCGGCTTGTTGGCTGTTGGGTACAAAAAACCCAACTTAACAAAACAATAACTAAAAACCGTCATTTTGCCAAGCTTTTTCGTTTTTGTGCTGTGCGACCGTGGTCGCACAGCTTTTAGAAAGTTGCCTGCTTATATTCATCGGTCAAAGAATATCGACCAGATCCGCTACGCTTTGCAACCCCAAAACAGATCATCTGTTCGATGATAAATTCAACGGCAGCTTGACTCAAAAAACAGGCTTCGCTTAACTCTTTCAGGGAAATGTGTGGGTATCCACGCATAACACATTCCACACTCAGGGCCGCTTCAGTCATATTTCCACGAATTTCATTAATATTCATAACGCCTCTCTAATCAATCTTGAAACTGGAAATCAACATCAGCCATAAAGCGGTTCAACTCAGCCAGTTTTGGCCCCATAGTCCCAATTAAGCGGCCAGCCAGTCGGTCTGTCAGGTTGGTACTGTTGAAACCATATTCCTTTTCGAAACGTTCAACCTTCTGCCACAACTCATACAATTCGTTAGCTATCTCCGCAACGTCGCCGCGCATTTTTTCGTTACCTTGATAATTCATAATATCCTCAAAATTCATATAGTTAGTGGTTATCCCCCCTCAACAACACGAACTGTAACTCTGCCAAAATAACACATCCAGTGTTATTTTCACTTTTTAGTGAAATTTTATATTTGCTTTGTTTTCTTGTTTTGGTGTATTTTGCGCATTAGGAGGCTATAATATGTTTAACGTGATAACCCACCCTGCAGCACTGGATGAACTGCTTGAACTACCAGACGATCTGCGAGGTCGCATGACCAGGCTAATTGAACGACTGGAGAAAGAGGGAAACAAACTTAAGATGCCCCATAGCCGTGTAATAGGCGGAGGACTCTTTGAACTAAGAGTAGGGGATAAAAACATCGCAAGAACGCTATACGCCTACGCGACTGGTAACGAAATTTATCTATTGCATGCATTTGTAAAAAAGACACAGAAAACACCAGTAAAGGCTATAGAAATCGCCAGAACTCGCCTGAAGGAGATGAACTGATGAAAGCAAAAGGCATCCCGTTTAACGAAGTAAAGGAAAAACTACTCAACACTCCAGAAGCTATCAAAGGATATGAAGAGGCCGATAAAGAACTGGAGATGGTCGAAATGTTATACGAAATGAGGGAAAGAGCAGGTTTAACGAAGTCAGCTCTGGCAGAACGAATGGGATTGCGCCCGTCCGCCATCAGCCGCCTGGAAAGCAATCCTTTAGGGGCAAGCATGAAAACTTTATCAAAATATGCCCAAGCATGTGGCGCAACAATTAATATTAATGCCGTCTATTGATTAATCACTTTTCACTACCCCGTCCAGAAGGGCGGGGTGTGTATCAATGATGTAAACACTCCACAGCAATCGCTTGTTGGCAATTCTGAGCAATCTCCCGCGACATACTAACAAGCCGTGAAATCTCGCCAAGATGCAAGCTAGCTTCGGGAGAAGCCAGAGCAACGCTAACCAGATCCAAAACGGCGTCGATGTCTTTTAGGTTTGATCCGAGTTCTTCAAGAGTTGATACAGATGCTTCAGTCATTGAATCTAATACCATTTAATTAAAAAAGGTTATTTGATACTGTATAAAATTACAGGGTAAAACTCAAATTTTATAGCCAACTTTCAATGGATTAACAGGGTTAATAGCTTTGTAGTCCGATACTTATGTTCTCTTCCTACGCCTCACTCAACCACCTACAGAAGCCCATCATCACCATAAGAAAAACTCTTTTCGCTTCGTTTTCTCATCATTTCAAAAACTATGCCTTTTTGTTTATTTATCATTCCGTGACCAGTCACACTTTGAGCACAAGTTTCAGCCTCGTAGTTGTAAGGTGACATGAGCCTTCACCATCAAAAATACATTCTGAAACAGGCATTTTCTGACCACATCGCGGGCAAGTAGTAGATAGCTGCTTCTGCAGCTCCTTATAGTTTTTCCTGATCAGCAGACCGATGACTTCATTCTCTGAATATGGAACTCGTCCCGGTCTACGCAATACACAAATTTCCCCCAACATGCGTAGCTCGTCAGGTTCCAGAATCCAGTCCCGTCTTGATGTGCCTTCCTTCTTCAACCATTCCCTGCGTCTCCTTTGCCGTTCTGCAGCTGTCAGCGCCATAAATCCTCCTGAAAATTACTTAACCCAATTAACTACACCGCCAGCGGCCACAACCGCTTTTTCACAGTCACGCTCATATCTCAAAGGTTGAAATACACCATCAATAAAATATTTATCTCCACCAAACGCTGCAGGAAGTGAAACAGAAAACTGAATACGATTATCATCCGGCACCACCGGCAGTGGCTGGGCTACATATAGTGACTGAACATACCAGCCCTTTGATAACCAACTGTCAGCAATGTTTTTACTCCGGGTTATTGCCGGAATACCTAAGCCATTGTCTAAATGCAGCCATGCCACCGGTTCTGCTTCCAGAGAGGCTAACGCTATTTCATAAGCCCGGCGCTCAATATTGTCTCGCACGTCCAAGCTGCCTATGCGCTCTTTGATTTCTTTAATCAGTTCTTTGTCGGTAAAAGTGCTCATATCAATCTCCTTTAGTACCAACGTTTACAGCCTGGCAAGCCTCTTTGAGCACCCAGTCAACAGCGTCTTTCCATGCTCCGGTTTCGACTGGCGGATTCTCGCGCTTTACCTGTTCATAGAAACGCACTGCTTTAATCAATCCTTCTTGTGTCAGTTGCACAGGCTGAGCCGTGAATAACGCCTGAATTTCATAGTTCGGTCTGTCGTTGCAATCCTCTTTTGTCGGTACATATTTCCAGTCACCAACCCACGACTCCCCCTGAGAGTCCGTAACGCCTTTTTTCACGTAGCGATATCGCCACGCAACTGGCTCTGCTTCCAACGATGCCAGTGCGATACGAAACACATCAGCAAGCAGACTGTCTAAAGATTGATTATCGTGCGCCGGGTCGCTCAGGAAGCCATTGATGAATGATTTAATCTTCGAGCTTTCTCTGGTAATAGTGGTCATATCACTCTCCTTTGCGAAGCTCTGCGGCAAAGTCAGTCGCATGCTCACCGAGTAGTTTCCAGTTATCGCGTATATCAGATGCAAGCGACTGTTCGGATTTTGAGTTACATTTCTGTGCAAACATCTCCAATCCCTGCGCCCGCACTTCAGCCAGGCATTTGCGAAACTCGGAAACGTACTGTTCGACGCTCATTCCCCAGCTAAGTGGACATTCATTGAATGTTTCGCCTTCGTGCTCTTCATCAGGTAGCTCTTTGGTAAAGAACTCACGTTCAATGGCGTGGAGTGTGTCAGCAAAACGACGTAAGTTACTCAAACCTGTCGTAATGGAGAATTCAGGAGCATCACATCCGACGCCCATCTGCTGATAAACGGCGGTTTTGAAGGCCTTAAGCCCCGCATTCTCCGCTGCCAGCGCCGAAAACTTCTCATGTGCCAACTTAACAGCCGCATCAGCCTGCTTAATTGACTCAATCGCTCTCTGGTGGTCTTCAGTCATCGCCGCTAAATTAGCCTCCAGTTCGGCTATGCGTTCGTTCAATGCATTTCGCTCATCCAACAGAGATAGCGTAATAATCGGTGAATGGCATTGGATATACCGCGTCAGTGTGCGCATATATCCATCAGCGTTCAAATCATCTTCAAGGCCTGTCCAGTTAATTTTACTGGCGCTCTCAGCTGCTTCACGCAGTACCTGATAATTGATTTCACTCACAGTACTACCTCCTGAAGATTTCCCTGATAAAAAGCCAGCACACGCTGCATAACTTCACTTTTCCGGCAATCGTGACAAATCATGTTCAAGCGCCTGTCGTAACGACGTATTTCTCCGTCAGGTAATGACCAGATAAGGTCTGGATCAACCACTACCGATGTCTTCGGCTTTACTCTTGATAGTTTTTTACGGGCGTTTTGCCAGTCCTTGCGTGCTTGTGCAGACAGAAATATCCCGGAGCCAGAGATATACAAATCACCACTGGCAGCAAGCTCTCTTGATAAACGACTAACAGCACACCGGCTAATACCAGTTTCATCCGCAAGTTGCCTAACCGTTCCTCGTCCATTCAGGCGCACGAGTTCCACAATTTGTTTATTCAGTTCTTCCCTCTGTTCTGGTGTAAAAGCCTTTGCCATTACGATTCTCCTTGCCCTTTTACAAGACGGGAGAAAATTGCGGATACATACTTAGCCTGATGAATAGCATCAGCCAGGGCATTGTGTCGTTCACCATCAAATGGCATATCTTTTTTAGAATTGAAACCAATAAACTGACCAAGATTAACGATTGTTCGAACATCCTGATCATTAAAATATTCCCACGGACAGGCTAAGCCAACGCGCTCATAAGCACCGCGTAAAATTACATTGTCGAATGTTGCTCCATTTCCCCATACTTTCAATTTTTTTAAATTACATGCATGGCAAGTAATAAAGTGTGATAATTCAAAAAGTGCATCCTTAATATCAAGGGCATCATTAGTACAAATTGCGGCTCTGGCTTCCTTGCTCTGTTTCAACCACCATAAAATGGTATCACCATCGGCGACACCACCATTCAACATCGAGCTTCTGAGATTCACTGGCACATAAAAAGTAGGACCTAATTCCTCACCTTCTGGAGAAAAAAACACTGCCCCGATAGAAACAATTGGAGCACATGTGTTAGTACCCATTGTTTCAAGGTCAATCATTACATCAGACCGTTTCCTGTCGTAAATAATCTGATTAGTCACGAATAATTCTCCTCAACGTTTATCTATACCCAAATTTTCTGTTGATATGTTCTGGATGGTTTTGGTGTTCTTTCTGATTCAGGTAAATGAACATAAACGCAATATCCATCACCTAAAAAATCAGAACGAACAACCAGAACTTTCTTACCACGCCGCCGATAAGTATCTGAAAGACGCTCTGCTTCATCATGCGTCATCGGCCCCTGCTTAAATGGCGTTATTTTCATTTTCTTGTGCGACCACGGTCGCACCCTCTCTGATTTCCAAGTAACGCTTAATCCAAAGATTTTCTATATGCTTATTACCTGGCTGATTTGATAAATACCAATCGGCAATTACAGACTGCTTATTACTATCTGGTCGTGTCCTGTAACCACAAGTTGGACACCAGATAACATATTCATTTCTTACCCCCGAATACCTTAATTCCGGCTTCGACGGTTTCCTGAACATAACTTGTTTACAAAGGCAGAATGGCACTTCCTGCCCGATGGCGTTTGATGATTTCACTGCGCTTCTCCGCCGCATTTAATAATGCAGTTCGATTTAAGCTCAGACATCGCGACTTAATTAAAAGCCAGCGTTCTTTATAATCTTGTCTCCAGCTATCAATAGATATATTCAGTAGAAAACTCAGCTGCCTGTCCTGTTCTCTATCATCAACTGCCTCAGCACACGTAAGTTCTGACTTAACCTGCTGTGCCGCGTAATAAATCAATTTTCTCATGGCTTTTTTCGTGGAGGCCTTCATTTTTTTAAACCCACCACCCGAATGCGCAACCAGAAAATCAAGCCATAACCACTGACAAACAATCACATCATTGTTGTAGTCAGGCTTGCATCCGTAGCAATAATAAAGCCAGGCTGATTCCTCGTTATTCAACTGACCAATAGCCCTGCGCCAGCTGGCGCTCTGAAAATCAATATCAGTGAGCAACATTGATGATTGTTTAAATGTTTTGCCCTGGTGGAATCTAACCGGCTCAGCAGGAACAGACACTTCGTATGAGTTATCATCACCTACACTGATTGACCGGACTGGTTTATTGTTAAAGCGTCCTGATCTGCCTAGACGCATCTGCTCAAGCTGGACCTCTAGGATGCCACGCTGGAGATAATGAATATCAGCCAATGCCGTGGAGACGCAGCTGCGTATATACTCAAGCTCCACGCTTACGGCTCTCCTTAATCGACTGCTTTACCCGCCGAGTTGTAAAGTCACTCTTCAGCTTGTAAGCAGTACGAACTTCAATATCACTTTGCCGCAATGAAGGAATCTCTCCAGCGGTTAACCATTGGTAAACAGCTCCGGGTGTTACACCTACCCCTGCCGCTGCTTTTTCTACACTGCCAAAGTGGCGAATAAGTTCTTCTGGTTTCATGTTGTTATTATAAACAATAAACAACAATTAAAGCCAGCTATAATAAATAAATTTTATAGCCAGCTATAAGAAGATCATTTATGATTACAGTATGAAAACACGAGGCGAACGACTGAAAGCACGCCGTTTAGAGATGAAGCTGACGTTGCGAGAAGTTGCTGAGGCTGTCGATATCTCTATAGCAGGCGTCCAAAACTTAGAACGTGGCGACGTAATGCCGTCACTGGAGATAGGTATTGCCCTGGCTAAGTGCTTACGCAAGCCAGTGCATTGGGTGCTGTATGGGACAGAATATGACCCTGACCGCATTCCTGTTATTGGCACAACTGAAAGTGGGCCGGATGAAGAGTGGAAGCCGGGACAGGTTCCAAATACTGAGCGATTCCTGCCATTCATCAGCCAGCGCAATACTGTGTATGCGTTAACTATCAGCAATCTTACGCAGGGAAACTATCAGCCAGGCGATTTTCTCCTGGTCGATTCTGCGCTGGAACTGGTCCCCGGCGAGGATGTTCTGGTTCGTGATACTGCAGGAAATATCACTATCCAGCGCCTGGCCCGTTTTGATGATGAAAATTACTATCTGGATGGAACAAACTCACAACGCGCCATCTTCAGGAAAAGCGATCTTGAATTTGTTCACCAAATAGTCGGAACGATCAAATCATTCATGGTTGAGGGTAGATGACTTAATACGGGGTTTATTGTTTGCTGTAAATCTGGTTTAATGCAGGGCATATGTTCTGTGGGTTGACTCAGGTTACAGCAGCAGAAAAAAGACGAAAAAAAACCCGAGTCGGCAAACTCGGGTCCTTTTCAGGAAGCAGCCACAGTAAAGCGACGGATTCCGTCAATTCAAGATGCGTTTATTGTGGCTGCTCCTGCGGATTTTTTCAACCCGAAAAAACATAATTCGCATGGAATGGCTAAAAAATGACATTAAACGATTTCTATGCGGATCGCTTTGGCAGCGATCCGTTCTCGCTAATTGAAGCAGCACGGGATGAACTAACCGAGCTGGCACAGATGGCTGGTATCAACTGGCCTGCCTGTTCCGACAACATCCAACTCAACCCTCGCGGGGGGGG